TCATCAAACAGGTCAGCCCACACCTTCTTATCATCAGGCTTACGACTGTAGATAACCCAAGACAATTGCTCTGGGCTATTGAGATTGATAGGTCTGTCACCCATAAGGTCAGCAACCTGTTCCTCAAGAGCAATGATAAGTGTACGCCGTTCAGACTCAAACTCATCACGTACATCCATCAATGCATCCATGTCAACTTGAAAGCCACGCTGATATATACGTGCCAAGTGCAGAGCAAGCTGATTGGTTAGCTTGACTGTTGGTTCTAGTGAAATGCATTCCTCGTACAATGTCTGCAAAGAATCATATAGTTGTTGTGTAGCATGTAAGTCATGCGACAGATAGTCAGCCAGTTCAGCGTGAGGTATGTCTCTAGTAGATGTACCCTTACTGAAGTATTCTTTGAGTGTGTCTTGCTTCTTTGTGTCAAGCTCATACCGTTCAGCACATGCCTCAAGGGATAGCGGTTGCTTCTGCCCACGTTGCAATACATACTCGCCTAGCATGGTGTCGTATACCTCACCATCATAGGTGAAGCCTGACTCCCATAGCCACAGCAAATCATGCGGTGCGTTGTGTGCAATAAGTAAATGGGCAGCGTCTAGTTTGTCTTGTACTATACGCCGCCCATCTGTAGTGGGCTGTTGCTCTGAGTGATCAAATGTTACAATGTCTTCATTTCCATAATCATCTAGCATACCCACCATAACTAATGTATTGGTCGGTTCAAACGGATCAAGGTGCATCTTGCCGTTACGTTTGGTTACTGTGTTCTCTACGTCTAGGGTCAGTAGCATGTGTATCTCCTTTTGTTAATGCTTGCCATGAGTGTGGGTACAAGTCAAGCATAATTTCATCTATCTTATTTGCTACAAGGCGTGTCTCGTATTGTGTGTCTTCCTTACATCTAAGATTGCACATGTCTGCAATGGCATCAAGGCTACCTGACCAATACCATTCTGTCATGGTGCTTTGTGGCAACACCATACGTGCTTGCTCTGGTGCTACGCCATCTGACAATAGGTCTTTGTAAATGTGTAAGGCAGAGCCTTCTGAAGATTTATGACTGTTGGTACGGAATAAACTAACTGTGACTGCACCTTCAGACCCTTGCTTCTTATCTTTACTACGTCCTCGCCACACATCAGGCTGATAGAACTCAGGTTCATCATCAACATACCTACGACTGATCTCATTCCAACGTAGGAATTTGTGCTTCACTAGTTGTCTAGCTACAAATACAGGAGCCTTGACATGAAAGCTGGCAAAGCAGTGACCAAAGGGTGATATGTGTTTGTATTTGGCTAAGTATTTAATGAGCCTAGTGTCACCCTCTGTCATCTCTGTGTGATTCTTACCAAAGCTAACTCTTGCTGCATTTACTACTGTAAGATCTTTACCCATATGATCTATTAGAGTTGCTTCAATCATATTTAAATAACTCCTTTTGCATTTTTGGTATGTTTACATAGTCTTCCCAACCCCACTTATGTTTTAAGTAGTCTATGACCCCTGTAAAAACTTCATCTGAGCAAGTATTACGTCCTAAGTTTGCAAACCTAGAGCATATAACAACACTATCCTTGGCATAGTCATACTCAAAACGATCTACTGACATAGCTAAGGGATGATTAGGTGTAAATATCCACTCAGGATTTAATTCTACATCAAACCAGTAACACTTACTGTTTTGTTTGATATAGAACATATCTATCAAATCTTTTAATGTCACACTAACTTCTTTTACTTTGTACTCAGGTGTACCAGATAGTCTGGTAGGAGAGGGTCTTGATGCATTGAGACATATATTTTGATAGAGTTTTTTAAATGCTGGCTCGTTCATTCCAGTTCCAATTCAATACACTGCAATGTTTCTGATGGATCATTTACTAAAACCCTTGCCTTACCTAACGCACCACCACATAACGTCTTGTTATTAAATGTACCCAAGTGATGATAGTATATACCTTGATCTGGTACAAACTGCATCCATATTAATATCCATACTACGTTCATGCTACTTCCTCCACGGTCTGTTCTATAACTACAATGGCTTCTTCTCTGCTGATCTTAAACCACTCATTACGTTTCTCGCCTAGCTTGGATGCTCGTTCATGTGCTTGTCTCTCTGATACATTACGATCATCAGAGTAGGCATAGTGTATCATTGTGTAGTCACGCATAGGTGAGCTTGTCTGGTATGAACTGAGCCTATCCTCTGCATCAACAGCCTTACCTATCTTAACCCACTCAGGCCATGCTGAATTAGTTATAGCATAGACATGCCCAGATTTAGTACTGGTGTAGTTAGTTAAAGAACTAAACGCAGCATCATCGAATGTTTTATAATGCCCTGCTTTGTATAGTGGGTGTGTCATTGGTATATACTTACCATTAACAAACATTCTAACACCATTTACTTGTGTTGCGTAGCAATCTGTACAATAATATTTACATTGATTGAGTTGCTTATCTGTCCAATTCTTTCCTACTATTAACTGTGTGTCACAGTTTATACATGCATGGGTCATGCTACATACCTCGCTGTTTTATACTCAAGATCAGTAAGAACAATACCATGCCATCCTGACAATTTATTCTTAACGACATTGATGTGTCTCTGGTTATCTTCTGAATCATGATCTGTTGTTTCTACTGGTGGGTTCTTAGAAATCATAAACATGAGGTCAGCTTCTGCTGCCTTACCTGTACGACTACCTTCCATCATAGCTTGGTTCAATACAATTTTACCTTCTGCATCTGCTGATAGCTGTGACATGTAGAATACAGCACACTCCTGCTGCTTGGCAATCTGCCTAGCATGTATGGCATTAGCTTTGAGTGCCTCATCAGGACGTGCAAACCCAGCAGTACGTGCGAACTTGTCACCCATGTCTAGTATAACTATGTCAGGCTTGTATGACTTACACACTGACTCAACCCAATTCATGTCACGTCCAGTTGCATCCTTAAACAATAGGTTGCTACGTATCTTATCAAAGGTAGCCATAGCTGCGCTTTTGTTCTTGACAATCTGATGCTTGTCCATACCTGTAGCCGCTGTAATGTAACGATGTACTACACGGTGATACCCTTCTTCATTACATAGTACAACTACCTTAGCACCCTGCCATGCAAAGCCACCCGGTGAAGCTACCAGTGAGGCATGAAAGGATGTCTTACCTGTGTTAGGTCTAGCACCTACCTCAATCAAGTGACCAGCATTGACGCCCTCTACCTTACGTGTCAACGTAGGTATGTTGAATGTCCACTGTGACTCAAGGTCAGTCATGGCAATGATAGTATCAATGTCTATGTCTTCCCAATCAATGCGAAGATTAGGGGTGAAGTCATCACCATATAGCTCAAGCATATTACGTAGTGGCTCAAGTGTAGTCTTGTCACCATTCACATAGTCAAAGCCAAGGTTAGCAATGTCTTCTCCTACTACCTGTTGGAACAGTTTAGATAGAACCTCTTGTGCTACGTCACTGCCCATAGGTACTTGCTTGTTTATCTGTACAAACAGGTGGCTGTATGCTTGCTTCTGTGATGTCGTAAGAGTGGGGTTGTTCGCCATGAACAGTGCCTCAATCTCTGCTGGTGTAACGGTACGTTCGTAACGATCCATAGCACCGTCGATAGCTTTCTTAATCTTACGCACGTCTTTACTGAATAGCCTGTCAGGACAACGTGCACCACGATGTTCATCGTAGAAGTCTTTGTCCATTAGGCTACGGACTAATGATAGTTCCATGTATTATTCTCCTAGTGTTGTTAAATGGTTTAAGTCGGAAGGGTTTCTGTATTTTAAATCGTCACGCAGATATATAACCTTTACAGTATCTACATGTGTTCTTAATTCCTTTGCAAATTGCAGTGTCTTTTGTAGGGCATCAGGGTCTAGTGCAATTATAGCTGTTGAGAACTGCGATAAGTACCTCTTATGTCCAGTGGACAATGATGTACCCAACACTGCGACCCCGACATATACACCACCGTCACCTATAACAGCAGCACTTATGCAGTCCTCAACAACTACAGCAGTTTTACCACGTCCGTATGAGTATGGCAAGTGTGAATTACCGTACCGTTTCCATTTAGGTATACGCTTTCCTAACGATCTACCAGTGGCATCTACTGTAGTACCATTGTGTACAACAGGGAAGACCACACGATGTTCCTTTACGTCATACAATAGTCCTAAGTCTTGTGGGTCTAGCTCCCACTCGTCACAGAAACCTGTGATCTTTTCGTAGTCACGTACCAGCCATGCAGGTTTAGAGAAAGATGCTACGTGTGTCTCTTCTGCAACACTACCCAATGACTTACGTATGTCATCAGCAGTTAGTCCAGTACGTGTAGCCCCAGATATAGGACAACTATTTTTGTAACAGTTCCACACAATATTACCCATGTCATTTGTAATAGTAAAAGTATTATTAGTCTTACAACTTGGGCAAGCCATACGTTTACTTTCACCATTACTAAGTGATAGATCATTTATAATATCATGTATATTCATATTAATAACTTTCTATGTTACTCGTAAGTACTCGATTGTACACTTACATTTCT